TCCTCTCGAGGTACTCACTCAACTCGACTTGAGCTTGAAGTGTGTTCTCCCGTCACGTTCTCACGCCGCGATCTCTGACTCTCGCGAGAACCAGAACGGCAGCAAGATGGTGCCCTCGTAGCATCGGCAGAGAGCGTGAACGCCTCCTGGGCGCCCCAGTGGAAAATTCATGAAGAACGGAACCACGGTGCCGTTCGTCTTCTCACAGCGTGGGCAGGTGTTGCGGTCGAGCGTCGCGTCCCACACTTTGAACAGCATTAGACTTCCGGACTTGGACTGTGCTTCACCGACGAGCCGGATGATGTTGTCGCGCTCATCCGTCATGGCCTCGGACGCTTCGGTCGCGCCGATCATCCGGAGCCTGGATTCGGTGGCGTCGAGCGCCTTCTGGCCGTCGCCGAGTCGCGCGTACTGCTGGCGCCAGAAGGTCCCGTAGGACCACCCGACCGCGTAGGACCGGTCCTGGTCGTACTGTTCCCGGTGGGTGTCGGGAGGGTCCGGGAGGTCGAGGAGCGTGGCCTCCGTCAGGTAGGACGCGCGACCCGCTTCCCGAGCGTCCTGGCGCCCACGGTGGACCGACATCGCGACCGCGACCCGCAGAGCATGCTCAGAGTCCGTTGGCGAGCCCCCCAGGGCCGCCCTAGTCGTCGCCGCCAGGCTTACCCTGAGGCGAGCCTCCTGGGCCAGTAGGGCCCTTCGGCCCTGGTCGTAGGCCTGGTCGAGCTCCGGGGGGATTGTTGCCTTGGCCAAGTTTGCTCAACGCGTCGTGGGTGGCGGCCATCTTGCGGGACTCGGCGTCGAGTTCCTTCTGCTCGGCTTCCTCCCGCTCTTCCTCGATGGCCGAAAGTTCGGCCTGGATGTCCTCAACGCCGAATTCTGGCGCTACGGCCTGGACGGCGGTCTTGCGCTGGACGAGGTTCGCGTCGGTCGCCTTGGTGGATGCGTCGACCAGCGTCAGGACTTCCTGCGTGCTGGACTCGAAGAATCGGCCCCACTTGGGCTCGAGCCTCGGGCAGCGCCACTGGCCGTCCTGGTAGAACGACGTCAGGAGGGGCGTGACCTTGTCGGTCCCGGCGACGTTGACGGTCTGGCCGGGAGCGAGGTCCGCCACCATCCGCATCATCATCGACAGGATGGCCTTGAGACCGTGCCCCCACCACGTCGGTCGGTATTCCTGGACCAGTGCGATCAGGGGGGCGTGGGCGAGTTCGAGGAACTTGGCGCTCATCTCGGCGCCGGTCGTGATCCTGCTGACCGTGTCGGCCATCGACGTCAGCACGATCCCCATGGTCTCGATGACGCGGGACCGGATGTCGTTGACGTGGTTGGTCGCGACTTCGAAGGCTTTCCCGCTTACCTCCAGCAGCCCTACCGTGACCTGTTGGCCCTGGTAGGTCCACATGAGGTCAGGGGACACTCGGCGCCGGCGAGCCGCCATCTTGCCGTGTGGCCCCTCGCCTTCGCCCTCGGATGGGGCCACGCCGCCGACCCCACCGCCACTGCTGGCATCGGGTCCGTCACCGTCCTCGACTCCCGTCTCAAACGGCTGTGGTGCCCCCAGCACGATGACGCCCTGGTGGCGCCGGCTGAGCGTCATGTCGAGCGCTTCGAGATCTTCCTCGAGTCCCTCGTACAGCCCGCATCCGTCGATTCCGTTGGCCGCTTCGGATTCGTTGCGGATCCAGATGACGGGGCAGAACGTCAGACCATGGGGCGTGACGGCGGGCGTGCCCCACACGACGGGATTCCCGAGTTCCTTCTTGACGTCAGCGTAGACCGAGACGTTGGTCGCGTCCCATTCGCGACGGAAGTAGTATCGCTCGCAGATGGGTTTCCCCTGCGGGTCCGTGACTTCCTTGTCGAACTCGTAGCACCACACGAGCCTCGTGACGGGGCGCGCGGGGTCGTCGAGCTCAAAACGAGCATAGCAGTCCTGCGGTCGGGGGAGCGACAGCGAGAACTCGCCGTCCTTGACCTCGATGACGACGACGGCCGTCTTGCGCGCGATGCCCATGCGGGCCACGGCGCGCGTCTTGGCCTTCAGCGAAGCGGACTCGATGAGGTCGTCAAGCCACCGGTCGAGTTGCTTGGCCTGCTCCTCGGAGAGGTCGCCCTCGGAAGCTTCCGGGGTGTCTGGGTCGTCGAACGGGACCGAGACCTTTGGAAACGTCTTGTCGCCGAACAGGAAGCGCACGACCTGGTTGGTCGCGGCAGCTGCGAGCTTGTAGCGGATGCAGGGTTTGCGCTCCCGAACCGGGACGGGGTCTTGCCCCTTGCGATGACATCCCGTCCACCAGTCGGGGCGCCCCTCGTACTGCTTCGCATCGAAGATCTGGTCGAGTTTGTTGATCTCGCGATATCGAGCCATCGCCGAGATGTGCTCGGGATGCTGGAAGGGGTCGAAGGGAGCGGATGGCATGGGTCAGCGGACGGGGCCGAAGTAGTTGAAAATCGGATATCGGAGGCCATCCATGCAGTTGTGGACCAGAACACCATTGGCGAAGAACTCAGGAGGGCCATCAACCGTCAGGTCGTACACGGGAACGGCTCTTCCGCTTTCCGTAACGGACTCCACAGCTACGAGAACAACATGGGGTCTTTTGGTACCTGTTGATCGTGAACGAACCCCCGCATTCGAGACACGTTCGGGTGACGTCGTCGATTCCTGACGTCCTACGGAACCTAGACCTGCAGACGTTCGAGCAAAACCTGTCAGACACACGGCGCGTGATGCTGTCGAATGCTTGGTGGCAGACTTCGCACTCTCGGGTGACGGGGACTCGTTCCTTCCAAGACGCTTTTCCGTGTTCAGAATGCCAGGCTCTGCCCTCTGGGCTTCGGTGCCAAGCCACCGTGAGCGGACGAATCTGATCGGCCCAGGCGCGCGATCTAGCCCGCAACTCTGGTGTGACGTGTCCGGCGATGTGGTCTCTGGCCGGCAAGCACTCGAGATTGTTGATCTCGTTGTTGAGGGGGTTCTTGTCCTTGTGGTGGACGTGATGCCCTGCCGGGACCTTCCCGTGATGATGCTCCCAGATGGCGACGTGGAGGCGCCGGCCGTGCTGAGATGTGAAGTAGACACGGAGCTCTCTCCGCGGTGATGTTGGGTATCTTCGGTACTGGGTTCCGTTGTAGACGATCCGTTCAGTGGTTTCGAGCATGGCGTGAGGCATGCCCAGAGCATATCACCGTATCGCAGAGCGTCCAATCTTTTCCAGCCGTCTGACGTGGCTACCAGGTGATCCGGCGTACCTTCCAGGACGTGACCAGACGAAGTCTTCAAGATCAGGGTGGCTCTCGAGTCCGATGTTTTCCCGGACCACGCGAGCGGAGCCAATCCCCTCCTGGTCCAAACCTTGTCCTGCAGCGTGATGCGTTCGATCGGAATCTGTCCTCGTACCGTGGAGATCATCGTCCCGGCCGCGAGGCAATGGTTGTCCTTGTCGACGATGTCCTCGGTGTAGATCATGTCCTCGGCGTTGCGCGTCTCTGGGCGCCGCTTGTAGAGCCCCATCTCGCGGATGATGTTCGGGCACCGCTTGGAGACGTAGAGTCGAGCGTGTTCTTGTCCTTGCCACGAGAATTTCATCAGCCGGTGAGCAACGGCCGCGATACCGTCCTGGAGAGAGTTGTCGACGACGTTGTCGGCGCGCCTACCGCGCAGCCTGACGCCGGCTTTCTTCTTGTAGGCCTGGAGCAAAGCGGGTTGCGACGGATCTCCGTAGAACAGAGCCTGTGGGTACCACTTCATCCACGTGCGCCACTTGTCGCACCACCAGTCCTCGGTCTTGTGGTTCTCGTAGATCTCCTCGAGCACCCACGCCGTCGCGTCTTGACCGTGGCCTTGGATTCCGATCAGGAGACCGACGCCAGGGTCTTCGTAGCCGTGGTCGCAGCCGATCAGGACGTCGTTCCACTCGATGTCGGCGGGCGGCTCGCGAACGTGGAAGTCCTCGTCGAACAGGTCGTATACGAGGCCTTCAGAGGCGTCGAAGTCACACTCGTATTCCCGCTTGAAGATGCGGGGGTCGGTCGTGCGCTTGACCTCCGCGAGCCACGCTTGGTCGACCCAGTAGGAGTCTGAGCTCGGGACCCGGAAGGCAACGTGGCCGGGCTCGCCTTTCTTGGCCTTTTCCCAGCCAGCGTAGAGCGTCCCATGCCGCCCTCGGCGGGGAGTCCCGGCTCGGAGCCAGATGGATCTCTGTCCGCTGCGGGAAAACGTCGGCCGAATGACGGCCGCTTCGATCGCGGGGTCAATGTTGTCCGTCTCGTCCTGGACGATGACGTCGAACCGCTGCCCTAGGATGCCGTGGGCGTTCTCCGCGCCCCAGGTACTGAGCCGCGACCCGTTGCGGTACTCGACCGAGAGGTTCGTCTTGTTCGGAGGACCCGTGATGTAGTCGGACAGGTCGTTCGCGAACTGACCGAACAGCCTCGGTACCCAGTGGGTGTTTCGCGCTTGCTTGAGCTCGGGCATGATGAGCCCGATGTGGCGGGGCTCTTGGAGAGCTAGGTAATGGATCGCGTTGTCGAGGAAAACACTCTTTCCCGAACCGCGTCCCCATGCCAGCGTGATGATCCAACCGGGGACCAGAGCTTTCAGCGCGGCCCTCTGGTGCCGGTCGAGCCGGACCTCAAGCGTCACGCCTTCTTGTCCGTGTCTTCGAGCGGCATGAAGATGATGGCTGGCTTGCCGGCGTCCTCATTGATCGCCACCGCTCGCGTCCCGAGTTCGAGCGGCCACCGGCGCTCCGCAAGCCAGTGAAGCGAGTTCTGCTTCAGTTTCATCAGTCCCACGTAGGCGGGGTCGAAGGTCTCGCGCCTGTGGCCCTTGCGGTCGGTGAATTCAACCATCGGGATAGGCATCAACGCCATCGAGACGATCTCACCAACCGTCCTGTTCTGCGCGTTGGACTCGGCGGACCGGTAGCGCTTCGCCCATTCCTTCAGGGGGGCGGGTCCCTTCGGAGCCTCACCGGCCTTCAGCCAGTTTCGGATCGTGTCGTCATCGAGGTGGAGCTGCCGAGCGGCGCGCCCCATGATGCAACCGAGTTCGATCAGCTGGCAGAGCTTTCCGCCGATCTCCGGGTTGAACTTCGTGGGCCTTCCGGGCCCTCTCTTTTTGCTGGTTTTCTTCGCCATGGGCTTCCCTCAACGCCTGTTTTCCGGTGGCGAACCGTGAGAAGCATTCGAGCGATTCCCGAAATATCACCGATGTTCTTCGTAGATCTTGCGCATCACGCGGCCACACTGCTCTCTGACATGTTCGATGCCGAGGGTGTTGCAAAACTCTTCACGTTCCTTCTGGTCCTCGAATACGACCAGCAGGTAGTATCCTTGGGTATCGCGATCCAGAGACTTCGCCACCAGACCGTCGTACTTCGCGCGAGTCTCTCTGACCTTGTCCGCCAGTTCCTCGAGTTGGTCCGCGGTAGCATCGTCTACTGGAGCGTTGTCGAACATCCGATAGATGTCGGCAACGTCGAAGCCTGAAGCCGCTGGTTCTGCTCCTAGTTGGTACTGTGGGTCTTGAAAGAGCTCGCTCAGCTTGTCGATGTCGAAGGCCCCTTGGGCCTCATAGTTGTTCAGCAGGACGTTGGCTTGACGTTCCTGCTTGTCGTCGAGCTCGACTTGAGCGACTGTGAGTTCGTAGTCAGATGTACCGTAGAGTTCGTCGAGTTGATGGACTCTCTGGTGTCCCCCTACGATGTTGCCGGTGCGGACGTTCCAAATGGCGGCCGGGCCCAGCATGCCGTGTGTCTCAATCCCTTCTCGCAACTTTCGGCGTTGCGCGGGACTGATGACACGAGGATTGTAGGGGGCGTCCGTGAGTTTGGATCGATGGACCTTGATGGTCTGGAATCGCTCCAGAGATCCCGGAACCCGCGGCTCATCCCGCTTGCCTCGTGCCATAGAACTGCCGTCTCCAGACCGGGGCATCCGCGTAGGGGTAGTGTTCTAGCATCCGAGAGAAGTCTGCGGGGTGGTTGTCGTGAAGCCAGAGAAGGCTCGGGATGCTGTGGTCGATGCCCGTCGCATTTCCTTCGGAGGCTTTTGGGATCGGGATGGCTCGGCGCTTCAGGTACGCTAGGACATCGAACTTGTTCCACCCTCGGATTGGGTAGACGACATCAGTCCATCGGGCTGCCCAAGTGGTGAAGTATCGGCGCCTCCAAAGGCTGTCGGATTCCTTCGCGCCGGTTGCCAAGAGTCGGCACCCTGACTCAGCCAACGCTGCATCGAAGACGTCGCGTAGCTTCCAGTCCTGCGGGTTGACGGTGTCGTACCGGACAGGTCCGTAGCTTCCGCTCCGAAGCATCTTGGGGACGATCCAGTGGGGGAATTGATGGATCGTTATGCCCCATCGCTTCCGGGCGTATTCCAACTGTCGTTCAACACATTCCAGTCCTGGGACGACCCACATGAAGAAAGCGTCGACCTTGTCCCATGTTCGGCAGCAAAGATCGAGTACCGCCAGGGAATCCTTGCCGCCCGAGTAGGCGACGAGAATTCGATCGTACTTTTGCCGGGCCCCCCGCAAGACCTCAAGGGTCTGATCCAGAGGTCCTAGGGACATCACCCGCCTCCGCTGACTCCGCCTCCACCGGCGGCTCCGCGGCCTCCACTGGTCCGGTATCCACCAGCACGGCCCGCCCCTACTCGCCCGGCCGAGATCGCGCGCCCACGGGCCGCGCGCTCCCTCGCGGCCATCGCCCTAGCACGTCCACTTCTCGCAGCTGCCATTTTACATTCTCCTACCTATTCGGGACAGTCTCCGTATTCGCATTTGACCCGACTGTCTCGATATGATACTGTCTCATTGTGAGGCAGATTGACCACATACTGGTTTCGACCATTCGGTCGGCCATCAAGAGAAATTCCGGTAATCTACACCGGACGGCGCTCGACCTAGGCCTGGGCCGCGCCACCCTCTACAGGTGGATCCGCAGGCACCCGGAGCTACTCGTGGCCGTACAGTCGGCCAGAAAGGAACACCCGTGATTCTTAGCGTCGGATACCAGCGCTACAGCCAGGACTCGCTAGTCCGGCTATTCGACCAACTACACATTGATCGGGTCGTGGACGTCAGAGCGGTCCCCGTCAGCCGTCATCGGGGAATGGGTCGTCGACAGCTCGAGTCCAGACTCGGATCTAGGTACGAGTGGCACGGAGACTCTCTCGGGGGCCGCGTACATGGACGACTTGGCCCCACGGAGTCGGGACTGGACTGGCTCTTGACCGAAGTCGCCGATGAGCCGACCCACACGGCTCTGATGTGCCTCGAGGAAGCCCCCGGTGATTGCCACCGGCATCACCTGATCGCGGTCCCATTGATCGACCGTGGCATCGATATACTCCACGTCTACCAGGACCAGATTGTCTCGTCGTACGACCTAGCGATCTCCATGACAGACGGGAGTGGCGAGTACCCATATTTTCGGATCGAGGATTGGGACGACATCCTCGCGGAACTAGCGGCCTAGCCCCCGCCCCCAACACCTCGTAGTCCCCCGATGGCCCCCTTGCTCATGAGGGCTCGGCCAGTCGTCAGGTTCTTGAGGTACGTGGAGCGGGCGTTGGGGTTGGGCTTTCGGGATTGGCCGGCGCGGCTGGCTTCGGCGGAGTCGATCGCTCGACCGCGAAAGCTCGCCTTGCGGGCCGCCGCCATCTACCGACCCTTGCCTTTGCCTCGGCCCTTTTTGGTGCCTTTGCCGCCACATTTGCTGAGTTTCATGCTGCCTCTGGGTCTGGTTGGTCTTCGGAGCCTGCCTCGACTTGGCGGGCCAGGACGCGCTCGGCAATGGTGGCTCGGCAGGAGCGACGGATCCTGGGCCTCGTGAGCCAGTCGGCCGGGACGTCGATTACGAGACGCCGCGGAGCTGGGCGTCGGTTCGGCTCAGCCTTTGGGGTCATGTTCGAGATCCGGAGTTGACCAGCCAACGTTGCCACGGTCTCCGCATAGCGTCTATGCCAAGGGATCTGTGTTGGCGTTTGGCTCACGGGACACCCTGCAGGGGTCTCAGGGGTCGTCTTTTGACCCGCTGGCCATGTGTTCAAACGCCCACTGTTCCAGACGATCCCACACCTCCGGGAAGGTCGCGCGGAGCAACGCTTCGGTCGTCACCACCCTGCCGCCTCGGCGGAGCAACGCGTGCTCGCGCTCAAGCCAGTCGGTGGCCTTCCGGGTCGTCCAACCGTGCTCCTCTCCGCCCATCAGGTCCCTGACGGTCGGCATGTCGATGTAGAGCGGGAGTTTGAGTCGAATCATCGCTGTTCTCCGGCCCCGTAGGCGTCCTGTGCCTCATGGAGCAGGGCCCGCGCCGCGGTCTGGGCCGCCGTGAAGAGCCTTCGGCGCAGGTCGTCGTGCTTCTGCTGTTCAAGTTGCCACTCTGCGAGAAGCCGTTCCGCGGGTTGCCCGGCCTCGTCTCCGGTGCCAAGACGGCGAGCTCGGTTCGCTAGCAGTCTCTCGCCGGGCTCCGTCAGGGCCAGGATGACGACCAGGCGCCCCAGGCTGCCCGTCTCATGGCGGTTCGCCGCCAGGCCGTGGTAGGCAGCCAGGACCGAGTAGAGGCGCCCCTGGGCCGCCCTGAGGCGCCGGGAAACCCTACCGTACCGGCACAGCACATGGTCGGGGGGGCCGTCTCCCGAGACTCCACCGGATTCGTCCTGTCCGTCCGCGTCCAGTCCGGGATCGAATTCCTCGACGAACGGAGCCGCGGCACGCCGAAGCAGGTCTCTCAGGGAGGCGTCGAATCCCGTTGTGCTGCTCCGCCGGCAGTTCCGCTGTCGGTACTCCCAGACCTGGACGCGGTGTTCCGGCGGGGACAGGACGCGCTCGCCGTCACTCGTCACGGACAGTGCCTCGGCCTTCTCCAGCATCCTGCCCCATGGGGACCCCTCGAATGCTGACTGGCCTTCCCCGAAGAACCAGCGGAGGTCGGCCTCGTCGTACGTCGTGAATCGTCTGCGGTTCGTTGCCTGTGGTTCGATCATGCGCTAGCCTTTCTGTTCAGGCCAGCCGGTTCTCATCATCCCACCACAGCCCCCGAAGGTTGCCGCCTCCGGGGGCTTCGTCGTTCATGGTCTATCGGGGAACAGTTTCTCGGCCATGGTCGTGAGTTCCAGTTCGCTTTCCCTTTCCACTTCTCCCAAATTGGACAGTCCGATCTCAAGATCACGCCTGGTAACCGAGCTTCCATAGGGACCTCCGGTGCCCATGTGGAGCATGTTGAGTGCATGCTTTTGCCCGGCCAGGAACGACCACTTGGACAGCTTCCTCATGTACTCGTGTTCTTCTTCTGTCATGGTTCAACAACCCTCTGTAGGTCACGATCCAGGACGTCCAGCCTTTCGGCCTCTTCTTGCGCGACCCAGTACGCCTTCCCCGACTTCGCCCCCTCGCTCTCGAGACCCGTCATCTTGGCCAGCGCCTGGCTGACGTACGCCGTCTCGGTGTGGAGCTCCTTCGCGAGCTTCCGTGCCGTCATGGACGAACCCGGCGCCAATCCCCTCAGGACCATCAGGATGTTGGCCTGCACGTTGCGGAGCCCCTCCTCGTTGAGCTTCTTCGGCTTGGGCTTCGCTTCGGAGTTCTCCGCCGGCTTCCTCCCGGGCTTCTTCGGAGGCGGCGCCCCCGGCACGGCCTCTGGTGGGTCGAGGATGTCGACTTGTTCGTCCACTTCTCGGGCCTGCTTTCGGAAGGATTCAGCCTCACTTCGTAACGTGGCAGCCAATGCTTTGCGGGTCTCGGTGCTCATGTTGGTGATGTCGATTGTCGTCATGGTTCCTACTCCTGCTCGGTTCGTTACTTCTCTCACTGCAACTTCATCAGTCTGGTGATGTGTGCGTCGATGATCTTTGTCACGGTGCGCCTCACGTACGATCCCCGTGGTCCAGTCTCGACTGCCGTCATGGCGCCGATCAGTCCACACGCCATCTCGGGCTCTCGCTCCGCCAGCGCATCCAGCCTTCACCTTCGACCCAGTAGTACCCGCCCAGCACCCACGCGGTACGTATGACGCGGAGCCAACCGAGGGCCGTCATGGGGCATCCCCCGAGGCCCAGATCGCTCCGCTCGGCATGGCGGGGCCAGGTGCGCTCAGCAGCTAGCTTTGGGATCCGAGATCTGGAGCGTTCCCGGGCAGAGTCCCGAATGTCTTCGAAATCATGTTCCCTCTGATGGTCAATCATCATGTTCCTCAGGCCCCCTGATGTTTCGTTGCAGTTCTCGGCCAGCGTCCGGGCCTCGTCCAACTGAATCCGCAGATTGGCGTTGTCCTGCTCGATGGCGGCCGTGTCGGCCTGGGCGTCCAGCACGGACTGCTCGAGCTCTCTGGCGTAGGAGTGTAGCCTCGTGATGGTGGGAAATACGACCCCCGCACCAAACAGCTCGTCTGCTTTGATCATGGTGCTTCCGGCGGGTCCGTGGACTCAGTGTGGTGCACGGGCGTCATGCGACGCTCGTCCGGGACCCCGTGAGCAAAGCAGTGGTAGGCGTGCCAGTCCACCTGCTGGTAGGCCGCGATGTCGTGGAGGCGGCCCGAGATCTCGAGCAGCTCGGTGCAGTGGTCGGCGGGGAGTGGTGGGCAGTCGTGGTGATGGTGCATCGTCATTCCTTTCGTGGTTGCTGTTGCAGCTTCCAGAGCGCATCGGCCAGTTGGTCGCGCTCGCGCGTCAGCTCCACGACGCGCTCGAGCAGTAGGCGATTCTCGGCCCTCAGGGACTCGATGAGTTCGGCCGGCGTGTCGTGGCGGATGAAGCCTGGGGTCGTCATGGTGCCCCCCGTGTGGGGCCGCGCAGGACCGAGCGGGCCCACTCGACGAGCCTATGCCACCACGTCTTGCTCGGCTCTAGACCCATCGACACCAGGATCTTGTTCCGCAGTTGGTAGTCCGTGTCTCCAGGGTTGATCTCCAACCCGAAGACCTCAGCCCAGACCCGGGCGTTGCGGAGCAGCTCATGGCGCTTTGCTCGGCTGATCCTGATCATGTGGTCTCCTCCCACTTCGGGGTCACGGCCAACTTGGACATGTCCTCACCTCCGTCGGCGTCATGCTTCGTGGTCGGTTCCACCGCGCGAGCCGCAGGGCCAAGTCGTACCCCGGGACGGCAGGTGCTGGCGCCGGGATGGTCGGCGATGCCGCGTCCGCCGCCTGCAGCAGCCCCATGATGTCCTGCAGGCAATCGATGCAGTAGACCCCGGGGGCCGTGTCGTGGATGGAGCCAAGGGTCCTCTGGGCGCCGTGGATGATGTCGAGTTCCTCGGCCGTTGCCCAACCTCCACGTCTCAGGACGGTGGCCGCGGTCTCTACTGGTCTCCTCAGATCCAGCTTGAGCTCGTCGTCGCCCTGCGGGTTTCTGAGGCGCCACTCTCGCAGGAGCGCGATCGTGATGAGTTGCTCGGTGTCGTGCTGGTTCATCATGGTATGCCTCATTGGAAAGTGACATCCCCGTAGGGCGGACGCGGAAGGTATCGACGCTCGCTCTGGGTGTTTGCCCAGACGACTCGACCGAGTTGACGATCGAAGTCCTCGAAAGTTACGGAGTCAGAAAGCTGCCAGTCCGGACAGCAGTCACACCATGCCTCGTCACCTTCGACGGGCTCTCCGATCATCCTGCCAATCATCCACCCGAAGTGTTCCGCTACGATGCGCTCGGCAGCGCGCCAGTCGGTCTCGGCGCGTGGTGAGACGTTGCACTCCACCGTGTCCTGGATGATCTGTGCGACCTTGCGGGTCAGGTAGTGGGTTGCGGTTTCTCGGTTCATGTCTCCTCCTTGGCAAGACAGGACTCCAGTTCAGATTGCTCGGCTGTTGTTTCCCAGTAAGTCAGGCCATTGGCCAAGTCTGTTGAGATCCCCATGGCGGCCAGTTCGTCCAGCCTGCCGGCGGTGAGCGCCTCGACAACACGCTGGTACCTTGACGCGCTCCTTTGCTCCAGTGTGGCGATCCGCTCCTCGGCCCGCGCGATACGATCCTCGTAGATCCTACGCAGTTGAGCAACCATGCAGTCGCAGTACTCACGCATCGACTCTTCTGGATGCAACGGCATAACTCCCGGGACCTGGGGATGGCTGGAGACGGGATATGGGATGCCGTACTTCGGGCCTATCATGGCAGCCTATCCACCATCCGTCGCATCTCATCGCACAACACCACCGCGACAGCCGGAGGGCCGTCCTTCGGTTGGATCGTTACCACGCACGTGGCATGCTGGTACCCAGCTGCCTCTGAGTCCATGGTCAGGATATCGTGCTCGTAGGGATCCTTCGCTGAGTCGGTTTTCATTGTGATCCTCATGCGTCTGCTCCTTTGCCTTCTCCGAACAGCGGAGGTTGTCCTCCGGCGCCACGTCGCGAGAACTCGGCGTCGATGTAGGGTCGTCGGTCCGTCTTGCAGTACTTGCTGAACTCCGACATCAGCGACGCGAAGTTCAGTTCCTGCAGCCACTCTGGATATCCGTAGAGGTGATCGGGTATGTGATTGCTCATGGTTTCCTCTCTGGGTCTTCCCTTGTCAGCGTGACGGTGGCGCCCATCACCTCCGACATGTCCCGAGAACCGACAAGTTCCACGTCCACCAGCCAAGTGCCTTTGTTGTTGCGGGGCCTCTTGCGCAGCACATACTCCGCGAGAGCTTCCTGGATCTGGTGCTTCGTCAGGTGGGTCTTCACGGGTACCTCCCGTCGATGGCGTCGGGATCATGTGGACTCGGAATAGTGAATCCTGCAGCGTGTGGATGACCCCCTCCACAGTAGTGACGTGCGATAGTGGAAACGTCCAGACCGTCGTCATCGCTTCTTAGCGAGTATAGGCGCTGGCCGTCGATGTCCCTCCACGTAGCGCTGAATGGCTCCCCATGGCAAAGCGCGTGCCCCACTTCGCTGATGAGCTGAGGGATTGGCATCGGAACGCTGGGCACGTCGTGCCCGGCAATCATGACTCGACTGCTGTGCTTCACTGCTTCCGCAACGAGGCGAGTTTGGTAGCGCGAAACGACCGCTCCGTACTTGCACAGCACACCGACACCGTCGTCGCTGAGACCGTCTCCGGCCGCCTTACGAATCGTTTCGATCGTGAGTTCCTCCGACGCGAGCCATGCTGCGAAGTCTCGCGTCCCGAGTAGGAGGAACCGCCACAGATCTCGGTCCTGGATGTAGCGCAGCGCTAGCGGAATCGTTTCGCCAGGGACCAGCACGTTCCACGCCATCACACAGCCCGAGCGATCCATGTCAAAGAAGGCCCCAGCAAAGCCTTCGAGTTCAGTCTGTGCCGATGCGTGATGGTCCAGAATCGTCACGCTACGGGCCACCTCCACTACCTGGTCCAACACTGGACGCTTGAAGCTGAAGTCCACCATCAGGACGTCGCGATCCTCGCAGCGCGTCAGATCGGGTGGCTCGTGATACTTTCCATCGACCAAGTCGCACTCTGGCCATCTCTGCCGGCACACCCACGCTGCCGCCACGCCATCTGGACAGTCCGCGTGGTAGATCACCAGAGGGTTCACGAGCGCGTTGCATCGGTCGATTGCCGCTTGGTCGTTCCTGGTCATGGATATCTCCCGTCGATGGGGTCGTTGTCCACGTCCTGGTAGTTCGGTGGCGGGGCGTCGAGGTCGGACCATTCGCAGTCTTCTGCCAAACCGTCGAACCGTCCCCACTGTCCCGTGAACTTCAGCCGCACGGTCCCGGTCCTGCCGTTGCGGTGCTTGGACGTGATGACCTCGCAAAGCCCCTTGTCGGGCGAGTCCTCGTTGTAATACTCGTCGCGGTACAGGAAGTTGACCGAGTAGGCGTCCTGTTCGATCGCGCCCGACTCGCGCAGATCGCTGAGAATGGGTCGCTTGTTTGGGCGTCCCTCGAGTGACCGGTTCAACTGTGACACACCAATGAGAGCGACGTCGAATTCTCCCGCCATCGTCATGAGCGCCTTGCTGGTGTTCGCTACCGCCGTCTCCTGGGTGTCGCCGTGTTGGCGCGAGTGGTTCACGAGCTGCAGGTAGTCGACAACGACAAGCGCTAGATCGACCCCTTGCTCGCGCCGCATTCTGGTGGCCTCTCTGCGAATCGTCGATCGGATTGACGCGACAGTGGCCCCGGGCCGGTACCGAATCGATATCGGAAGTTGAGAGAGTCGCTCGGTCGCCGTCGTGATGAGCCTCCAGTCGTCCGCGTCGGGCTCCCCCGTCATGATGGTCTCGAGAGCGCGCTTGCTTTCGGCCGCCAGCATCCGCTGCGTGAGCTCAAGCTTCGTCATCTCGAGCGAGAACAGCAGGGAACCGCACTGTGGCCCGCACGTCTGCCGCATGAGCTCGGACGTAAATAGCGATTTCCCCATCCCAGGACGTCCGGCTACGATGTGCAGCTTCGACCTCATCAGACCAGCTGGGAACGTCCTCTTGAGCGCAGACCATGGCACCGGCACGTAGTGCGCGTCGTGGTACGCCTCCCCACCCTCGCACCGGCCCTGCATGTCCTGGTTGACACGAGGCAGGATCTGCCCCAGAGTCTCGGTCGCGCTCTCGGAAGTCGACCTGTCGGCCGAGGCATCGAAGAGACGTTGCTCGGACCGCTGCGCCCAGGCCTCCACGTCGTCGACCTGCCCCACGCCCTCTCCGGCGATGACCCGTGCGGCGTCCACGATGCGCCTCAGGCGCGCTTTGGCGGCGACCGCCCGGCAGTGGCTCGCGACGTCCGCGACGTAAGGGCACCCCCCTGTAAGTTCAGCAATGGCCGCTGTGCCGCCGATTGCCGAAAGCTGCCCGCGTCCCTGGAGGTCGGTTGCGACCGAGACGGGGTCGACGGCCTCTCCAGAGTCGTCAATCCTGAAGGCGGACTCCAGGATGCGGCGAGTCAGCATCCCGTAGCAATCCCCGGGCTGCAGGATGTCGCGCACGATGTCCAGCACGGACGGATTCGTCAGCACGGCCGACGCCACCGCGTGCTCGGATTCTAGGGCTGTCCCGGGGATCGCTTCGTTCTCAACCATCCTTGCCGCCTATCCCCGCAAGCCGACGTTGCAGCGCTGCCTTGCTCGGCGGCTCGAGTTCCGCTCCGGGCTTCTTGTGGGCCTCCGCCCACGCCAACAGCTCCGCGTCACCCTTCGCCTGCTCCCGAGCCATCCACTGGCGCTCCCGCTCCTCGAGGGCTGCCTTGCGAGTGGCTAGGGCCTCGGTGGTCTCCTCGACCGGAGCGGGCTTGAAGTGCTCAGGGTGAGCCCGGTAGTGCTTGGTTGCCCAAGACGCCCATGAAAATTCCCAGGAGCGACGGGAGTCGGTCTTGCCCAGGTGGATGTTCCTGAACATGACGATGGCAGGCTCGGTGGCTGACGATGGGAGCGCGCCTCCGATGAGCAGGTTGTCGATCCGGTCTTGGCTTGGCCTCCAAGCCGAGGTCATCTCGACCGGGGCGTTCGGAGACGGACTGGGATCCGGACTGGCTAGGCTAGGATCAGGATCAGACTGGCGTACGTACGGTCTGGCTAGAGTGACGGCGCGTGACGGCACGTGACGCGGTGTGACGGTTTCGTCACGTTTCGTGACGGCCGCGTCACGTTTCGTGACGGGTTCAGTGGTCGGCGTGACGGCGCGTGACGGCGCGTGACGAGACCTGTCCCGTCGCTTGGCGCGGTACTCGCGGGACCTCTGCTTGTCAGTTTGGGGCGTCTCCTGGGCTTCGAGGAAGTTCGGGATCAACAATCCAGGCTCCGAAAGTTCAATCACATTGTACTTTACAAGGGCACTGAGCCCGGACTCCACCACCTCGGAAGGCATGCCATTTCGGAGCAGCACCAGGACGTCCGCAGCATCGTGTACGTCGTCGATGAGCCCAGCTCGGTCGGCCTTGCGGAACAGCAACGCAAGCAGGCACTGCCCTTCCCATCCTAGAAGGCACCACGTCTTGGTGTCCCGGGTGTAGAGTCGCACGTACCGCTCGTTGGGCCAGTCCATCATCTGTTCTCGAGAATAGAAATGGCCAAGTTCAGCGACTGTGTCGCGCAACCGACCGGATTCCGGAACACGTCGGATCCCGTGAACCTGGCGGTGTAGATTCCAATCCCAAGAAGGATTCTGTCGCGCGCCCTGTCAGAACTTGCCTGCTTCTTGTCCCTCTCATGCCATTCGTGACCGTCGACCTCGACGGCCAAGAACGATTCCCGGATACCCTCCGTTTGCGATCGGCAACAAACTAGAAAGTCCAGGCTGTAGCGTCCTTTCTTCGCCTGTTGCCAGATGCTGAAACGATGCTCACCGCTGAGAACCTCCACGCATGGCGGAACGTCTTCTACGGCCTCCTGAAACCACCAAGAGTTCCCAACCGTCAAGAAACCGGCCAGTAGCTCGCGCTCCATCGGAGACTCGCACCTACCGAATAGAGTCTCCAGAGTTCCTCGAAACTCCTGAAAGTCAGAGTCTTTCACACATCACCTCACGACGCCGGGGCCGGCCCCAACGGTTTGGCATGCGACAACGTATCGCCCGTTGGAGACGGCCCAGGGGTCATGAAGTGCGCAGATACGTTGAGTGCATGCCATGTATCCACCTCTAGCGCGTCCTCCGGCCCCAGTCAAGCCGAATCATCTCCGTCGTCATCTGGATGCTCCGGGGCCACCCACCACGTCCACGTCCACGACGACTCGCCGTCGAACCAGTCAACTCTGGGTCCTTCGCCGCTCTCGTGGTCTCCGGCCCAGTGGGTGACGACAGTCTCGGGGTAGACCGGGATGCAAGGCATGGCCGTCATGGTTCAAAATGGTACGTCATCCGGGAAGCCGTAGTCATCGTCCGAGTACCCACCGCCTCCACTCGTCTCCGGCTTTGGATCCGATTCCAGCTTTGATCTGCGTTGCTGGCCAGCGTCGCGTCCCCGAAGAAACTGGACGTTGTCGACCACGATCTGGGTGCGCTGTCGCTCCTCACCGGTTTTCCTGTCGGTGTACTTGTCGGTGCGGAGCTTTCCCCGGATGAGGAGTGGGTCACCCTTCCGGATGTACTGCGCGATCTTGGGGCCACGTTCTCCGAAGATGACGCATGACAGCCATTCTGTCCGCTCTTGTTGCTGCCCGTCCTTCCCCTTCCACTTCTCCGTCACGGCCATGGACCAAGACGTTGCGGGTCCGCGGATCTCGGCGTCGCGACCCACGTGTCCGACAGCGATTAGTTGCTGAAAATTCGGCATGATGGTTACCTTCCTTGGCTTGGTTGTGGTCTATGGCTGAGCAGTAGCCGCATCGCTAGGACCTGCTCCTGAGGGCCCACTGCAGCCATCCCGGGCAAGGCCCCGCTGTCGACTGAGGATGCCCCAGGATGCGCCGCGTCGTCCGGGACGGACCAGAGCTCCAGGAGACCCGCCGGCGTCAGGGAGAGGCGCCACGTGCCACGGTCCGGGGACTCCAGAAGTCCGCTTCGCCTCAGGTGTGCTACCTTTGCATGCACGTTGATCTCGACCCCGTGGCGGCGGACCATCGTGGTGAGGTCTTTCGGAGTCGGGCCCCATCCGAAGGTTCTCCAGTGGGCCTCGACAGCGATCAGGATCGCCCACCTGGGCCACTCCGTGTGTCTCACGTTGGTCTCCTAGCAGCTCGGCGTCCAGCACGCGCCGCGACCGTGTAGGCCGGAGGTCTCTGTGCGGCAGTGCGGACACCGTGGAATGGCTCGGACCGGTAGAGCGCGTTGAACACGCAATCCGCGACGCTATCCAGGTTGATGGGGCCGATCGATTCGAGTCTCCGAGTGCGGCGGTCCCGGTGTCCCAAGAACCGACATTCATCGCGATCGTGTCGAATTGCCATTGATCCTCTTATTCATATTGCCACCGCAGATCGCCACCATAGCGGAGTCCCGTTCATGTTGGTTCGGAAGGTGTATCCCGAGCAAGGAAAGTGAAGCGTTGGCCTCCTTCTCGCTTGGCGCTCCCCGTCCCCGGATCCCCATCACGACCGCCCGCAGGGCCTCGTTGCGCGTCACCATGGTGGGCTCGATGCCTGACTGACGGCACTCCTCAGCCAGGGATCCAGCGAGTTCGGCGACCAGAAATCCTGCAGGGTTTCCTCGGCGAGTTGGTCCCTGATCGCAGTAGCGCTCCACGGCCGCATGCGTCAGATCAGGAAACCTACTTGTCAGACGTCCAATCACATCTCCAACACGAGCCGTCATCTCGAGTACGCGGTCACCTGCAAACGACTTGGGAACCTTCATGGTACCGTGGTCGATCACCTCGTGGCCGTCGAGCACGGACCAGCCGGTGTCGTGCAGTCCTGGGTCGAATCCGATGATGAGACCGAAACCGGTCACGACTTCCTCCGCATCTCTCTCCGGATCACCCGGAGTTTTGCGATCGCGACCTTGGTCGTGAGGCAATCCCCAAATAGGAAGAGGCACTCAGCGAGCTCAGCGAGATAGAATCGCTGCGTTTGCGTGGGTTCGCCGTACCGAGCCGCATGGGCTGCCTCGGCCCATCTTTCATCATTCAGGTCTGGGAACTGCCAGCGTGTCGGACCTTCACCGAAGATCAGACGTCCATTGGATCTGTGGCTGAGATCATCTTCACGTAGTGTCATCCGAACAGGCTCCTCTGCTTGGGTTCAGTCGCCACGTCCGTCACGACCGGAGGCTTCCACGACGCGGCGTGGTGGATGCGGGCCCTCGCGATCGTGACGTACGGCGCGTAGTCGTCGGATTCCACGTCGGTGTTGTCGTTCATCTCGATCCCGATGAAGCGGAAGTCCTCGAGACTGCACGCCACGCCAGTGGTGCCGCTGCCACAGAATGGGTCGAGGCAGACACCACGCGGAGGCGTCGAGAGTCTCACCAGCCACTGAATGAACGGAACGCGCTTGACCGTCGGGTGCACGTTGCGGGCGCCACCGCTGCGCCCTGCTCCAGACCGTGGGCAGTCCAGAGCGTCAGCCCCTTCCTTGCGCTTCGTGACCTTTCCGCGGCTCACCTTCGGCAGGTGCTCGCATCCAAGTTCCTTCTCGCTGCGGGATGGCTTAGCCTGGTACAAGAAGGGCGTGACGTCGTCGAGCGGGTGGGGGCGGAACTGGTTGAAGAAGCGGGCTGAAGTTCCGGAATCACGGTACCCGCCGGTCACGTTTGCTTTCTCTCGACCTTTCGAAAGGTTGTCCCTCTCGCGGTTGTTTCGGGGTCTGTCAGTCGACACCGAGTGCCCGCTCTGCGCATCGATCTCTCCGCACGGGCACCACTCAACGCACCGGTCTCCGCACTCAGCGTCGTGGCTGAGCACGATGTTCGCCGGCCACCTTCCCGCAGGGTGGCACTGGATTCCGATCCCAGGCGGGGCCGCTATCTTGTCGGCCTCTGGCTTGGCGCTGTGACCGCTTGCGTGCCAGGACGGTGGACGCTCGGTCCAGTCTGTGGACACTCGGCAGGAGTCCACATTGAGACATCCGCAGCCGTGGGCCAGGACGTTATCGACCAGCGTACCCTTGAACGGTTTGCGAGCGAGCCACCAGAATTCAGCACTCGGCTTCAGTCCCGTTCCGAACCCGTCCCACTGTTTCGCCTCTTTGCACCCTCCGGACGTGACCGTGAGTTCGATCGGCTCCGAATTCTCACAGCCCACCGAGTACGTCCCGCCCCTGTCTTTCGTCGACGTTCCGGCGTTGCCTCCGGCGGTGTACGTGTGCAGGACCACGCGCTGGTCCGTGGTGCCATTCTTACGGTCAATACCCTTGGAAACATTGAGACTTTTTGGCATCCCGCTGCCGAACAGGTGTGTGATGACGTCCCTGATCTCGAACCCAGCACGCTCGAGCGCCGTCCCGGTCCAGTGCGAGGTCCTGGGCAGGGACCACACCAAGGCATGCCCACCTGGTTTGAGCACGCGCAGCGTCTCTCGCATGACCTCGGTCAACCACGCGATCCACTGCTCTGAGCCCCCCTTGTCCTTGTCCCAATCGGCCCCCATGAAGGCAATCCCTGCCGGCGGATCCGTCACGACCGAGTCCACCGAGCAGTCCGGCATCTCCCGCAGAGCAGTCAGCGCCTCCGAGTGCACCACGCACCACCGCTCCCTGCCCTCGAGGACGTCGGAGATCGGCGTCACTTGGCCGCCTTTCGTGCCTGCCAGGCGAGCTTGCGCAACAGATCCGCCGCACGCTCGGCCTCGTCAGGCGTCAGGACCTTGTGCTCGGGATCAATTAGCACCTTTCCGTTGTCCACCCAGGCTCGCACGGTCCCGTTGAGTATTCGGTCTAGCTCGCTCTTCTGCGGAACAGGTTCCCCGAGCCTGCGGAGACGTGCCCTGGCATTCGTCTCCCGACGCTCGATCTCCTCGGTCCTCTTGGTTGCTAGTACTCTCCGCTGGTCGAAGTGTGTCACGTTCTCCGACCGATGAGCAATGCGGGCAAGGACGTCGATCGGGTCAAGCTCCCCTCCGCAGTCGTCGCAGGTGACCTTTCGTAGACCAGGCTGTACGGTCTGGGATGGGTGGTAGCAGACGTTGCGCCTGTCAATCTTGAGGCCGTCTGAAACGCACGTGGAGGGGACCAGCTTCAGCTCGGGCACGGTCAACCCAGCCTCCAAGCGATGAGCATGCCGACAGCAACACCAACCGCGAAGCAGACCATCTCAGCCACCATGCACCTCCGGCCATACTGCGGGCTGAGCCTCCGGGGGTCGCAGGTGGGCCACAACGGAATCGACACGCTTCTCCAGCCTGCTCAGCCGGATGGACTGAATGAGCACAGCAGTTGTCGTCAAAATCAGAGCAATCCAGATCATGGCACCTTCCTCACGTCGACATCGATCCCCACTGCCTTCAGCCTCTTGACGCAGTCCCACGTTCCCCGGAGATCTTGGCGTCGGGAAAAGCGAGCCCTTGCCGCGCTTGCCTCGGCGCAGAAGCTCCGCGACGGCCCCCGCGATGGCAGATCACTGACCATTCTGTACCTCCGGCCAAAGCCGCGTCGGCAGCCCGTTGCGCCCATGCTCGACCCGGATCTTGGCTTTGCCGAGACGATTGAGCCCGCTGTTGATCTGGTTGCGCAGCGTAGCGACCGGGTTGGTCCACGATGTGCGACCGATTAGCAGTGGAGCGTATCCCTTCAGTGTGAGACCTGGGTGCTCCCGCACGACCTGGGCCAGGATCGCGATGTCGTCCTCGGTCTTGCGGATGCAGCGACGGCAGGTCTGGCGGACATGGCGGTTGGATGCGGCTGTAAGGCTCGGGGAGTAGTTGTTCACGGATCTTCGCCCCCTGGTGGTCCGCTACGAACGCACCCGCAGGCGCTCAGGATGTCCCTCGGGCATTCCTCGATGGCCTCTTTGAGCGTCACGTGGCACCAACGTTCTCCTGCACCAATCATCGCCCACGCCGACAGCACGATCTCTTTGACCGCGCCGGGAATGACGACCTCGTCTGGAATTCTTGGGCCGTGGAGCTTGTCCCATGCGGCCCAAGCTTCCTCTGCTGATGCACGCTCGGGCCCAAACACACAGCCTGGCGAGCAGGCCACGTAGATGATGTCTTCATACCCACAGAGGATAGGCGACGCCCCGCACACCGAGCACCTGGCGTGGTCAGCCACCTTCATGGGTCGTCTCCATCGTCAGATGGGTGCCTGCCGAACACCAGAATTCCGTACCCAACCCAGAGCGCCATCACCACGAGGAGCGGCCAGAGTAATACTCCTCCGATGAGCGCGACGGAGGTATCGTACAAGTCTGGGCCTGGTTCTCCGTCGCGCGTGTCCAGGTATGCCGTAATACCGATCATCCCTGCGTGAAACGCCGCCACCATCAGGTAGATTGACAGCAGGTCAGCCATCGGAGTGCCTCACGATCGCGTCCATGTGCTTGACGTCGAATGCCTTGTCGCTCACAGCAATCCTCCTATCCTCCGCATGAGCGCGACACGACGCCGGGCCCAGGCAGCGTTGCACCTAGGGATTCCGCCCGCCTGGCTGGCGAATCCCCCTGCGTCTGTCTTGCAGCGGGCCACGCCGTAGCGCCAGTTGCGGAGCGCGCAGAGGGCCCCGGCATCGAGACGAGCACCGGGCGTCGGAGAATCCCATGCGGCTCGGCAGTGCCCGTGCACCTGCCAAGGTCCCCGGGCGCGGCCTTCGTCGCACCGCACCCCCTTGGGCATGTCCTGGCACCTCTCCTCGATGACTGCCCGGGCGAGCTTCGTCTCCGCGTACGCCTGGGCCGCCAGGAACCGACGCTCCCGTGGGTCCGTCGTCGCCCGGCAGATAGCCTCGGCCACCGGAAGGCGGAGCGCGTCGCGGGCCTCAGGGGTCTCGTCTCGGTCCTGATGCCACGTCGGCAGGATGGCCCAGGCGGCGAGGATGAGCAGGGGGCATGTCACTTGGACGCCCAGACTGCGAGCGCAACGATCGCGAAGCCAGCAAAGAACGTCGAGTGTGCCTCGATGAAACGAATCAGGTCAGCCACGTTTCCTCCAGTACTTCCCCCGCTCGCACCAGGGCGTCCGCGGGTCAGGTCTTCGTGCCGGCAACAGCCACCAGATCAGCACGATATAGAGCGCGACGGCACACGCTATTGACATGGTGTCGAGGTCCAGATCAGGCACGCTCTGCCTCCGCTTTCCGCAGTTCGTCCTCGGCAACGTGCCACAGGCAGTTGACCTCGGCGTCCTTGAGCTTCCCCCGGTGCGGTGCGAGTAGGTGAATGAATCGCACTCCCTGGCCGTTCCAGTGGATTTCTATGAACCTCCGGCTCCGGTGCGTGACGCGGCAACCCACTGAGCGGTGGCCGTCGGTCAGGATGATGTAGTGGTCAGGCATTGATCCTCCGGTCCCGGTAGCAGCCGGGCCTGGTTGGTTGTGATGGTCCTCCGGAACGTGATGACGGTGACGAGCGGGTTGCTCGACCACGGGGCGTTCTTCCCGTGAATCTCGTCCCACTTGTTGGCGAACGCCATCCACGGCGACTGGTCGTCGTACCATGGGCGGAAGTGCCGAACGTACTCCTCGGAGATCCCCTCGGCGTAGACGTCGGCCTTGGGCATAGCGTGCAAATGCTCCGCTCGCACGCCGATGACGTCGAGCCACCTGTGCCCCATTAGCGGCAGGTCTGGCGTCGACATACCTGTTCGCCTTCTGCCATTCAAAATCCTCGAAACCTGGGGTTGGCATATTCTGAAATGCTCAGCGAGTTCCCGTTGTTTAGCGCCTGAAGCTCTCATCCTGAAAAGCTCCGTGACCCGCTCATCGCTGAGCACACAAGCGGCGTTGTCTTCCCCATTCAAATGACGCATGCGGCCGCGGCGGGTTTGGTCGCTGCGATTGTCAGCACTGTTACCTAGGTACAGGTGCTCAGGATTGACGCACCACCCAACGTCGCATGTATGCAACACCTGTTTGCCGCCCGGATCGCCACGATGAATCATGTATGAGTACCTATGTGCCGAAATCTTTCCGGTGCTCACAGAGAGCTTCCCGTGTCTGGCGTGTCCTGTGCCGGTCCCCATCCATTCCCAACACGATCCGGGTTTTATGACTCGCGACCAGAATCGTTCTTCATCTGTTTTCGGTAGCGGTTTCGGGGATTGCATTCCCATGAACACCCGATCCCCAACAGCCCACTTGACCGGACGCTTGCCGATGAGCCGCCGGGTCATTGTCTTGCGACCCGCGAGAATGGCCTGCACGGATTCGCCGGTGAAGATCAGGGGCCTGTCGGTCATCGTTCTCCCTCCACGAACATGATGGCCGCCTCGCGGGCCACGTCGGCGTTTGTAGCCTCGGTCATGTACTGGACCCCGGACTTGAGCAGGCACAGGGCCAAAGCTTCGGGGTCGATGTCGCTCGGAAGTTCAGCGAGCCAGGCATCGAGCAGCGGGTAGACTCGGTCGATCTCGCGCTGAAGCGTGGTCGGCAGGCGGGGCGTGATGACCGTCCAACTCCACCCGTAGCCCCAGTCAGTGCAGTACCGGAGCCAGCGGATCAGTGTGGCATCGAGCTGCTTTTCCGTCGCGGTCGAGGGGTTGGCTCCGATGAGCAGCGCCCGGCGCTCGTTGGGGAGCCCGGTGGGCCAGCGGAGCAGGTAGCGGTACCGGCCGCATGCCGAGAACTCGGCGCTCGGGGTGTCAAAGAACCGGTCCACCTCCTCGGCGTCGAAGAACTGGAACTGACGGCGGGTCACGCCAGCACCACCATCCGGTGGGTGAGCCGTCGGGTCATTCGACCCTTCCCTTCTGCCGGTCACGATCTCGCAGAAGCGAAGCAAACTCGGCCTCCCAGATCCACGACCAGAGCATCCTCGGTCGACGGCCGATGATCCACAGTGTCAGCCGACAGACCCGCAGAATCTGGCTCCGAAGACCTCGACGGATTCGAACTCCTGATGTCTGGAGGCCACTCACGTCAGCACCCCTTCGTCCTGGTCCCCCTCGAGCAGCCACGTCAGGTCGACCCCAAGCGCACGGGCCAGGACCAGGAGTGATCGTGTTGGCTTTCCAGACACCTTCCCGGCCTCGACCATCTTCAGCCAGGATTCTGATTTGTCGTCGCCTGCTCCAGCCATTAGTTCAGCGACCTCTGCCTGGGTTAACCCAGCCTTCTCTCGGGCCGACTTAGCTCGGTCCGCCATCGTTTCTGCCATGACCAGGACCTTGCCACAGCCAGAAGCGTGACGCCAGAAAAATGTTGCAGGCCTCCCGGGGCTGTGCCAAGGTAGGCCGTATGGTCAGAGTACCGAGACGACCAGGGACGTCACCGCCCAGCCCAAGAGAGCCGTTCCCAGAGGTCAGAGGAAGCCATCTCGCTGGCCAACTCGAGCGGGAGCGCGTGCTCCGACAACGCGAGAAAAACCGCAGAAAACGCGAGAAGCGCAAGGCTAGAAAGCAGGGAAAGCCCATCATGCACCAGCAACCGTTGCCGAAAGTTACGAAGAAGCCCAGGAAACCACGTGTCGTCAACAAGGTGTACCTCGACCCTTCGGTCACCGAGGAGCTCGTGCGTCGCATCTCAGTTGACCGTGATGCTATGGTCGAACTCTACAACAAGCATGCCCCCAGCAAGGTTGCTAGCGGCGCTGCTACGTCGGCAGTCGGGGCCCTGGTTAGGAAGTACCAAAGGCGGACGCCCTACTCGATGGCCCCGGAGACTCACCGGATCTGGACCGCGATCTACAGAGGAGAAGCACCATCGAACACACCCCCCATACCGGCGGCGGCGTCTGCTCCGGCCCCAACAACACTCCAGGTTGTGCCAGAGGATCTGGACGAACGGATTGCTGCTGCTGTTTCCAAGGCACTCAAAGGGTTCGTTCGGCAGACCTCAGAGTTGGACTACGTCTCCGAGATCAAGCGGCTTGTGACGGACTATGTGGCGCGTCGGTGGGGGGCATCGAAGGTCGCCTACCAGACGGCCTGGAATACCCTCTATCTCGAGTATCAGACTGCCCAGACTCTCCCAGAAGGTGACCGAGACGAGTCTCTGGTTCGAAGGATCGTATCCGACGGGCATGGGGCTGACCTGCTTGCGATCGCGAAGCGCCTGTTTTCGGAGAAGTGATGGCCAACACTACCAAGAAGCTGACCATCGATCAGATCCGTAGGAACGGAGGGACACAATCGCGGGTCTCGCTCAACGAGGCGACGATCCTCGAGTACGTTGAGATCCTGGAATCTGGAGTCGACTTCGACGCTGCGATCGTCTCCTTCTACGATGGCACCGACTACTGGCTAGCGGATGGTTTTCACCGGTGCGCGGCCTACGAGCGCTACGGTGCGGCAAAGATAGATGTCGACGTCAAGCAGGGGACCCTAAGGGACGCTATCCTCTACAGCGTCGGGGCGAACTCGAAACACGGGTTGCCGAGGACGAACGCCGACAAGCGCCGGGCGGTCGAACTGCTGCTGCGGGACGAGGAATGGTCCAAGAAGTCGGACCGGTGGATCGCGGAAACATGTGGGGTGAGCAACAAGTTCGTGTCGGCCCAACGGAAGGAGGTGTTACCGGGTAACACCTCCAAGCGTCCGGCCGGACAAGACGGCAAGTCGTACTCGAAGCCTGGAACGGCGACGTCGCCTGGCGCCGAGCGTAAGCGGCAGCCGGCAGACACGGGGGTTGTTGTTACTGACCTTCCGGCGCCGTCGCAGCCGAAGGAACTGACACCTAGGTGCCCGGATTGCGGAGTGAGTCTCCGGATCGGATGTTGCTGCTCGAAGCCCCCCCCGACGTCGTCTGCCTCGATGGAATCACCTACTGAGGAACCGGTCAGGGAGGTTCCGTTGAGCGCGCGGCTCGCGTGCATTCGCACCGCTTGGGCTCAGCTCTCGACCTCGGACAGATTGGCGTTCCTGCGTGATATCGAAGCGGTTCGCATCGCAGATTTGGACGCACTCTCCGAAGAACGAGGGCGCAACTCGAAGTACGAAGCTTCTCGTAAGGCTCTCCGTGGCAACCAGATCCCCGGAGAACGCATGATTGCTCTGGTCCTGGACGGAGGAGAGCGCGCTATGGCGCTTCTCGGACTCGGTTGGGGGCACACGCAAGAAGACCTCAAGAAGGCCTGGAAACTCGCTTCTCTAGGGGCCCATCCAGACCGGGGTGGGTCGAACGCGAAGCAAGCACAGATCAACCAAGCCCACGCTCTGCTTGAGAAGTGGCACGACAAGGAAGCACCACTGTGAACACCCTAGCATCCCGCGTGCACCAGGCACGCACGACGGCAGGCCTCGGCCTCGAGGAACTGGCCCAGGCCGTACGACACCGGTACCCAGGGGTAGCCCTGACGCGGCAGACGCTCACGCTCATCGAGGATGGCGCGATCGCGAACCCGAAATCCCTAGTGATTGCCGGCATCGCCGACGCATGTGGGGTGACGTCGGATTGGCTTCTTGGCAGGTCGCAAAAAAAAACTTGCGCTCGGTGACGGGACGGTCCATACTAGCTGGTAGCTCCAGGAGGACCCCATGAAACTCACCCCCACCGACAAGCGAGAGACGAAGCGGGCGCGCCGCCAACGCAGGGCCCGAGAACGCGTCGAAGGAACAGCCCAGCTCGACAGCCAGGGGAGGCACATCCGATGAGCCACGCATCACCAGAGCCCGTCCCGTGCCGCCCAGCCAAGCGGAGCTCCGTCCGCGGTGACGACGTCCGCGCCGCCTCCGCGCTGGCCTACGCCTGCGAGGACGACCCAGAGATCAACGGCTGGGTTCAGGAGAACCCCGGAGCAGCCCTGGCGGTCGCTCGGTACGTTGCCGGAGAGCGCCCCCACCATGAGCCACGCGAGCTCGTGGCGTACCTCCAGGTGCGCCTGGACGTGGTCCGGATGCTGGGCGCGGAGCGGGGGCTGAGCGCTCTACGGGGGACGCTGTGACCGCCTCCCAAGCAGCCCGACTGCAGGTCCTGACGGTCTCGGCCCGCCTCGGCGTCCCGCTCGAGACGGTCGAGTCGTGGCCCCAGGAGTCTCACAAGACAACGATCGGGGGACAGCACTACGACCTCGACGATCCGGAGCTCGACCGGCTGCGGGCCGACGAAGA